AGGCCCCCTTTCGAGAGGCCTAATTATTAAGCATTAGTGTCTAAAATATAGATACTATCAATAGAGCTGATAGCAGGGAATGCGTTCAATGAACCTTTTGTCCACTCATTAAATGGGTTATTCGAAGCCCATTTGCTGATAAGAACATTGTTCGATTTAGCATAAACTACACTTTCAACCGGTCTTAATTCTTCGATTCCGATAGCATTTTTGATAACACCAAGTTTGCCATCAGGAATAAAAGAAACCGAACTTGCTTTAAAGGGTCTTAATACAGTCGGTACACCGTCACTTTCAATAGCTGTAACAACATCCACTATTTCAATAGTGGGAAGCATGTTAGCAGTTAAGAAAGTATTGATTTGGTCTAAAGTTGGTACGATCGAACCTTTATCCAACCGAATAAAGCCTTTGATGAAGTCCTGAACTTCGGTTATTTGCTGAAAAATGTAGAATAATGCTTTAGGCATTAAAATTTTTGCAAACGAAATACCTGCTTCTTCACCGGCCTTTGTGATGGTAATAATATCGGTAATAGGTTTTGCGGTTGCTTTATTTGCAACGCTCCAAACTACCCCTCCTCCACCTGCTGTAGTAGCTGCTTTTTTATTTGTAGATGGCATAAGCAAATCAATTGCAGTAGTATTTAAACCATCAGGATTAGTCGTACCATCGAGAATAACAGTACCGGTAGAAATTGCCTGGCAAAACATAATGTCAATACGTTTCATCACTGCATTTCTAACATACTCAACGTCATCCCAAATGAGTTTTAAAATCTGCACTTTCTTTGCATCACTATCAGCACTCATAGCCTGAACAGTCAGGTAGTTTCGATAGTCGTCCTCCTGCATGTTGCGGCTCACTTCAATTGCGGCTACCTCACCATTGTACTTGTCAAGAGTTGCTCTCGAACGTACAGGAGCGGCTGAGTTGCGGGCAATTACGGAAGCTGCTGCTTCGATTCTCGAACGGCCTATAGCCATCGAATAGGTCAATGAAGCCTGGGCGGTATCCCAATCCAAATAGTTTTGGAAAAAGGTAGGCTTAAACTTAAGAGCCCTTTCATCCACCAGAGCTTGAAGCCTTTCGGCATACGCGCCGAAAACACTTTTAATTCTGTTATCTGCCATTGTTTATTCCTCCTTTTTTTAAACTGATTGATTGAAAATGATATTCTTCAAGGCCGTAATCATATCACTTGTGATACCAGGTATCCTGCGTTGATAAACTGTGCCATGAATTACTGCTGCAACAGGTTCATCTGTTACCACTGGTACTGGTTGCAACATCAGTGCGTTTGGTACAACTGAGTAAGCTGCTGCGGTAGCTCCGGCGGCTGAACTTTGAAAAAGAACATCGCCAACAGAAAGAGCGCCAAGAGAAGTACCTACAGTGAATACATCGTAAGCAGCATTTGAGGCATCAATTGCAGATACGGCATAAGCTGCATCACCCAAGGTTTTAGCAGCGTTATTGGTGGCTTGAAATTGATGTCCTTTTTTTACTTTTATCGAAGTTCCTGAGGTAGCTTCGTACACAATGGCTGTTTTGGAAACGGTGGCCGTTCTGGCTGATTCGTCAATTTTTATCGGAGTTCCCGCCGGTAAAACATCACCCGAGTTCAAGCCAGTAATTACAAGCTTGAAACCGCCTGTAGCAGTTTCAATGACTCTTACCCAAATAGGTACACCACCAAAAGAGTTGGTTTTTACTGGTTGTAAAGCCATGTTTTTAAAATTTAGAGATTGATACTAAAATTTGCTTCCAAGCCTTTTAATATCAGCATCGACAGCGGCAACGCCTGGATTTTGATTGCCTTGATTAGGTACATCCACTATTATTCCGCTGTTTATTTGTTCCTGCTTGAGTTCCAAATAATCAGCTTCTAAGGTGGTGGCTAATTCGTCTAACTGATTTTCGTCTGCAATCTCTATGGTTCGGCCTTTAAGGAATGAAGCAGGTACTTTCCCCTTTAATTTGGTGGTTAAACTACTTAATAGCTGTTCTTTTTGGCCTTTTGATTCGAACTTTGAAAGCTTATCGGTAAGGTCTTGATTTTGCTTTTGCATGGCACCGATAATTTCCTTTGCCCATGCTGGAGCATCTTCCGGAAGCTTAATTTCTTGTCCTGATTGTTGGTTTTGTTGCTGTTGTTGTTGCTGCAACGGTTTACCTGCAATTAGTCCATGTTTCTTTTCATAATTTGAGACGGCAGAAATGGTAGCATCATTCGCCCGACTATCGCCGTACGATTCGAGTACCTGTTGGAATGTGACCCCACTTACAGCGGTTTCAATTTGTGTTTCTTCGGTTACAGTTTTGCTAAGTTTTTCAGCAACCCTGTTAAGTATAGCATCTGCCACCCCAGCGAATCTGGTTTGTAGTGCTAAAATGATTTTTTCCTTCATAAAGCTTTTTTTAGGGTTAGTAAGCTTTTGAGGAAGGAACCCGCTACTAAATTTCACGGGTAAACTAGCCCCAAAAACAATTCAAAAAGAATGAAGTCAAAAGTATTTTTGAAGCAAGTGATTAGAAAGCTTTTGGTAGTTAGGTTGTATGGTTATTAAAGAGAGTTATGTGGTTATTATTTGACGAAACATTTTTAATTTCACGTTTTCGTGAATATATTTGCGGAATTAAAGGATTTAATGGATGCAGGTTAAAAACTGTGGATTTCAGGATTTTTCCGCTCATATAGGACAACAAAAGCAGAGCTATTCATTAAACCTTTAATTAAAACTTGATCTATGACGCCAAAGGAGTTTTTTAAGAAATACCCTGTGAGCATTGCTTATGTAGCGAAGGAAATGGGCATTGAAAGGAGTACGTTGAGTAAAAAGGTGTCGAGTAATAGGTTTACAGTTGAAGATATTTACCTATTTCAGAATATTATTAATGATATGGGTAGTGAAATGAGTAATTTAAAATTTGAGATATGAAATTAATCTACGATTACTTCAATGAAGAAATAGATTATCCACAAGATATATGTGATAATATACTGCCTTATAATACTGTATTGTGCGAGGTGTCAAATACTCTTTTAGACGGGTTTATTAATTATGTAAAACCTTTGGCTTGCTATGTATTGGATAGTTATGTAGATATTGATGAGCAAATTGAAAAAGACAGAGCCCATGTATCTTTGAAAAACGATAGATATAGCTATTTTTATTTCCACGGAACTAAAATGGAGCTTATCGGAGCTATCAATTTAGGCATTTTACAAATTACTCATACCAAATTAAGTATGTTTGGAGATGATATTGTTATACTTAGCAAAATAGCTGAAAACAAGTATATGTTTTTTTGGTATCACATGAGTGGCAGATGTGATATAGGTCGAATTATGACAACGGATTCTGACAATTTGGTTATTCAGTCAGTATTTAATTGGTTAGATTCTATGGTTAAAGAAGGAACAACTAAAGGTTTTAATAAATTGAATATAAATAACTTTTTTGAAGGTTGGATTTCATTTTAATAAGAGTAAGTCATGACAGCGCAAGATTAACCTACTATTCCAAATGATTCTTTTACAAGTTTACCGTTTTCATCAGTAACCCTATAAACAAAAGTATCAGCATCTTTTTTATTAGTTACAATTTTACCTTTTTTATCAAAATAAATAAGCTTTTTCATTTAACACCTCCACTTTTAATGCCATACTTTTGAAGTACTGAATATCTTTTAGGGAAAAACATTTCTACAGTTCTTCTATCAATTTTATTTGGAGACCAGTAAAACTTCAAAGTTTCAGCAACATCTTCAAAAATATCTGTTTTAGCGTAATCTGTTATATGTGAGCCATCTTTTACCAAAGCTTCTTGCCAATCTTTTAAAAATTGCGGATTTTTGGAACTAATTAAATCTTCGAGCGCGTGTCCAGCTTCATGCCTCATAGAGCCACTGCATACTTCATTTATTCTTTCCTTTTTCCATTGAGCATTTGAATAAAATTCAATAGATTTTGTTTTAGTGTCAAAAGTAGCACTTGTATTTATTAAAGTCTTATCATTTTCAATATAATACTGGTCTAATAACCTAACTTCTTTTATAACACCTCTATGCTCTTCTGGTATCTGGTTAATATATTCTTTTATATCCTCTTCTGTTATTTGTTGCATATTTATATTTAAATCTTTTGGAATCAATATTTCAGTATTTCCGTATTTTATTATATTTACATTTCTCTCTGTACCATCGGGCATTATAATTTTTCTATCTAGTGTTTGTTTAAGTATTTCAGCATTATCTGTCAAGAAATAAGGAGTATTTTTCCAGCCTGCAAATACCTGTTTGTTTTTTATTAAGTAACCTTTGGCCTCTTCTGGAATATTTTTAACCATGTAGGATTCAGATAAGCTTTTTAAATCATCAACCTCCCCACTTAAATAACGATCAAATTCATGCTCAGGTAAGAATATTGCTTTTTTAAAGCATCTGCATAATGTGTGCCACCCTCTCCATATATAATCTTTAGGGTAAACCCCTTTCATATAATCGCAAATATCCATAACAGGATGGTTGTTGCTAATACATATTTCATACCCAACAATGAAATCAATACTTTGATGCCTTTCATGTTCGGCCATTCTATATGATTGGTTTACCTGGTCAGCTGACAATCTTAAAGCGTTTTTATAACTTGACCGGTAAACGCCCTGGCCAGGATGATATTCTTTCATAGGATTTGAAGGAATGAGTTTCCCGTTTTTATCCCGAACACGCCTGAACCTTTTATCCGGATTGACAAGATGATGTTTTATTTGAGTAGCTACTTTTGAAGCTGATTTACCAGTTAACAAGCTTTGGCCTACATCGGAAAGTACAATCTGTTCAATGCCATCTTGTGCGGTTTTTGCGATATTCCACACCCGATCGGAAAGAACCTTGCCATCCACCGCCCTGGTAAGTTGATTCTTTAGTGCTTCATTGTTTCGGAGGAACATTTGTTTTTTTAATGCAGCATCAAGCTTTCTTTTACCTACATAGTCAATAAGCTCTTTGTCAATATGGCCATTGGCTAAATCGTTAGCCGAAACAATGCCGTTTTCAATGGCACTTTGGATTTTAGCAGATAGATCTGTGAATATTTTATTATAAGCCTTTTCTTGAGCGGGTGTTTTAGGCAATCCAAGATCATTCCCAACTATCACTCGCGCTGCTTGCTGAACTGATTTATTCAGCTCA